GGATTATGTGAAATTACAAAAACACTTGTATTCTAGAATATGTGTGATATAATTAAGGCGTAAAGAAAGAGAGGACAAAGATAATGAGTCGAATTTATAAACATGGACATTATCCTAGCGAACTAACAATGGATAACGTTAATTCTATTGTTGATATTATAGAAACTTATTTATGTGATTATAAGCTTGGTTTTCATCTTGTGTACCAACGAACACATTTAATTCGTATGGATATTTGTAGGTTAGGCTCAAAGAGCGTTATAGCCACATATTCATTTAGATATAACACCATGTCATTATTTAAACGAAAGGTATTACAAGGTGTGGTTTCACTTGAACAAATGAAAGAGGAAAACGCTAAGCGCGGTTATCTCTATGATGAGTGGTATTAATTATGGGTATTAGTAATTTAATACTTGCAAGTTTCATAATTTGGGTGATATTATCTGTATACCAAATATATCAGCACTGCAAAGGAAACTTCAAATATTATAAAGTGTCAAACAGATACATAAATTTCATTATATTATTAATCATATTGTTAGTTATGTGGTTTGTGTTAATAAATATGCAAATTGATGAATTATTGGAGGTGCGAAATGTAAAATAATAAGTGTTATGACTTCACTAAAAAGCGTATAGGTTGTAAAGTTTGTTATGCTGATTTCAAAATTAAACAACTTAAAATAATTTAATTAAAAAAGCAACGTTAAAATTAAAAGGAGAAAATTAAAATGGAAAACATGAAAAATGAAGTAGTATCAATGGAAAATACAGGGTTGGTTGTAACTGAGGACATGACTCACGAACAACGTGTTAATTTATTCAACGCGGTAAATAATGCGGAGGGTTTAAGTGATCAAGTTGGTAAAGATTTATGGTTAACAGGTTACATTGTACAGGATGTTGAAAAAGAAAATGAACAAACAGGTGAGATCATTTGCTCAAAATTAATTACTGTTATTGATAAAGATGGTAAAGCTTACGCGACAAATAGTAAACCTTTCTTGCAAAGCTTAAAGCAATTAAAGCAAGTGTTCAACTATGACTGGACGAAAGAGCCGGTTTGTGTCACAATCATCCAGAAGAAATCGAACTCAAGCACAAATAAATATTTATCTATGGCTGTTAAATAGCCTATTAATTAAGGGTGTTAGCCAAACACCCTTTTATTTTAGACTTAAAGGGGGGTGTTTAAATTGGCTAAAATGAGGAAGTCAACAAAAGACGTTAAGCGGTTAAGAAACGCAATATCAAGTGCTAAAAGAACTGCGACAAAAGCCCAAAATATGGGGCAGGATGTTGTTTTTAATGATATTCGTACAATAAAAGATTTCAATGATCGTAAAGAATTTAATAAATATTTACGTTCTATTGAACGATTCAACAAAGAAAATCGTTATATCCAAAATCAATACGGTGTTGTTTTCAATCGAAATGACGTTGAAAAGGCAAATAAACTGATAGATAAACAGAACAAACAGAAAAAGAAATTAATACGAACTGTAGGTTTAAATACACTTAAGGAAACAAAAGGTGGTATTTCAACGGGTATTTCTGTTAGACAGGCTTTATCAGTATTAAGAGATGACAGAGGCGGTTTTTTTGAACCGGTCCATCATGTAAATATTCAATCGTACCGTTATCCGAAACAGTTAGATAATCGAATTGAAAGTTTAAAAGAAAATACTAAAAAGAAAAACAAGAAAATTACCACGTTTAGAGAAAATTATAAAACTGCTATTGATAAACAAATACGAGGTCACAATATAACAGAAGAAGAAGGACAAGAAATTTTAAAAGATATGGAATCGTTATCGGATAAAGAACTTCTTAAATGGATATATCAAGAACGAAAAGCGATTGATACATTTAAATATTTGGATTTATCCCGTGAATACACGGAAAATCAAAAATTTGTAAATGAACAACTAAGTAAGGCTATCAGAGAAGATCTAAGCGATGTGCGAGATAGTTTAGCTGTATTTACCGGACGTGCCTATGTTAAAGATGGTATGGTTAAATATAAGTAGTAGCATAAAGGGGGTTGTAGTATGTCAAAAAATAAAAGTCCGAAAGAAGTTTGGGCATGCGATTTTGAGACAACTACAGACCCTTTAGATTGTCGCGTTTGGGCTTGGGGTGCAAGCTTTGTTGCAGATTCAAATATAAAGGAATATGGTAATACAATTGATACGTTTATAGATTGGTGTAAAGAAAAAACACGAAAATTATATTTTCATAACCTTGCTTTTGATGGTGAATTTATAGTTAGTTGGCTATTAAATAATGGATTTGAATATTCTGAAAAGCCTAAAACGAATTGTTTTAAGACGATCATATCAAATACAGGATTGTGGTATTCGATAGAAATTTGGTGGAAGTATTCTATTTATCGTTCAACAAAAACTACCATATGGGATTCGTTTAAGCTTATTCCTTTTAGTATTAAAAAAATTGCGCACGACTTTAATTTACCAATTCGGAAATTAAAGTTAGACTATACAACGAAAAGAGAAAAAGGACATGAGTTAACACCGCATGAAATAGATTATTTGTTTAACGATATTGATATTGAAGGTATGGCATTAAATGAATGTTTTAAACTAGGATTTAACAAAATGACAGCTACTAGCTGTAGTTTTGACGCGTTTAAGAAAACTTTACCAATGGCATTCGAAAAGATATTTCCGCCTTTAGATATGAATGTTGACACAGATTTAAGACCAGCATATAGTGGGGGTTTTGTGTGGGCAAACCCCGAACTAAAAGAAAAAGAGATTGAACAAGGTATTGTATTTGATGTAAACTCTTTGTTTCCTTCACGTATGTATTATGAATTATTACCTTATGAAACTCCCGTTTATTTTGATGGTGAATATCAACAGGATGATGAATATCCTCTATGGGTTGGTGTTATTAGTTTTGCTTTTGATATAAAAAAGGACCATATACCATGTATATCATTAGATAAGTTCAGTCGATTTTTTGGTAGTAAAAAATATGTAGACAGTTCAAACGGGGATATTGTACGTATGACTGTAACGAGTGTTGACTGGGAGTTGTTTACTGAACAATATGATGTGTATGATGTTGAATTTATCAACGGGTATAAATTCAAAGGTTGTGTTGGTATCGCCAGGCAGTTTATTGATGAACAAATGGAAGTCAAGAAAAACTCGAAAGGCGCGCAGAGATTTATTGCTAAAAGACAATTAAATTCGGTTTATGGTAAGTTTGCAACGAACCCAAATGTCACACCTAAAATTCCATTTATTGATAAAGATGATGGAGTGTTAAGGTTACACAATCCTATGTATACTACTTATGAAGATGGAGAAGTGAAAGAGGTTATTGATGAACAATTTCGCGACCCAATTTATTTACCTTACGGGGAATTTGTTACCGCTTATGCACGTAAGTATACGATAAGTACAGCACAAAAGGTAGGTATTCATAGAGTTGCATATATTGATACGGATTCTATACATTTAGTAGGCACACAAGTTCCGGACGCCATAAAAGATATTATTGATGATAAAGAGTTAGGATTTTGGGGTTTAGAATCTATATTTAATCGTTCTTATTTTATTGGGGCTAAGTCTTATATTGAAGAAATTGAAATTAGTTATAAAGATTATGTGGAACATCAGCGAGAATACATTGATGAAAATGATTGTAAGGATAATCTTTATTATATTCGTGATGGTGTATGTTATTACTTGAATGTAAAGTGTGCTGGAATGACGGAAAAGGCAAAGCAAAATGTAACATATGATAACTTTAGAGTTGGCAATGTTATTAATGATTGCCTTAAAAAGACACATGTACCTGGTGGTATCGTATTAGTTGACAGGCAATTCAGTATTAAAAGTAGATAGGAAGGTGATAAAGTGATAAGTGTTTTAAGCGTTATAATAAAGTATTTAATTATGGCTTTGTTGTGTTTGAGTGTTACATTTCTATTTACAGTATATGCAATAGGAATGATATTAATATTTATATGGATTATAAAGGAGTGATATTATGAATTTGTTATTAAATATAATTGTTGTTGTTTTCGTTGGTTTAATTATTGACTATAGTTATAATAATTTACGCAATGAAAATAAAATTTTACGAAAAGATATTGATGAATTGCAATATAAGTTGTTAACTTATGAAAATGGCGGAATATTTGAGGAGTGTGATAAAAGATTGAAGGAATTCAATGAGATCATGTTCGGAAGTCCTCCACTTAAAAATAAAGTGGTAATTGTTAGAAGTATAAAAGATTATGATTATTCAGCTTACAGAAAAGACATAGACGCATTGAATGAATATTTAAATAATGGTTGGAGCATTGTTAACCATGAAACAAATGAATTTGTTCACACGTATATATTAGGTAAACCATTAGCATGGTCTAAAGAAAAAGAAGGTGGTAATAATGATGAGTGAGAAGTCAAAAGAAAATCGAAATAAATGGTATCGAGAACATGTTAATAAGTATTGTGTTTGTGTTAACAAAGATGAGGTTGAAATAGTTGATTATATTGAGTGCTTATTGAAATCCAAAAAATTTAGTAAATACGTTAAAGATAAAATTAAAGAAGATTTGAAAAAATAAAATAACATGCTATTATTATTACGTAAGGAATAAAGAACTGAAATCAGACATGTATGTTAGGGTTACTCGCGGTGAAACGTGCTAACAACATAATTAGGAATAGTAATCTAGCTGATAACACTTTAAACTTTACAACCTATATTTATAAAACCCTCGTAAAAGAGGGTTTTATTTTATATTGACATTAGTTTTTAATTATCTTATATTTATAAATAGAAGGGATGTGTAAAAAATGGAACGTGATGAATTGAGAAACAAATTTACGGAAGTGTTAACAGTTGGAGATCAAGCGGAACGCTCGACTATGTTAAATGATATGCGAGCCGAGGTTGAAAAAACTTTTAATGAGTTAGATGATTTAAAAAAGCTAAATGAAAGTCTAGTTAATAAAAATAACACTTTAACCGAGGCTAACTCGAAATTGTTTATGCAAATTGGCACTGAAAACAGTCAGGATGACAAGCCAACGCATAAAACATTAGATTTACGTAAATTAGGCGTATAGAAAGAAAAAGAGGTGATAAAATATGCCAAGAACAACAGCAAAAGACGTTGCAAAAACAATTCAAAATGATTTAGGTTTAGAAAATGAGCCAACAGGGCAAGAAGTTGCTAGTGCAATGTATAACCTAAGTTCAAGTAATTTTAGAAGTACAATTGGTGATCCTAATGAAACTAGTTCATTGGATTTTATGAATGGATTATTAGAATATCCTGATACATTAGGTGTTGAATTTATGACTTTAGCCACTCGAATCGGTAGAGTTATCGCACATAGAAATATTTTAAGAAATAAACTGGCTCCGTTTAAAATGGAAAACATGACACTAGGCTATACAATGGAGGAATACTTTGTTGAGTGCGCCAAGGAGCATGAATACGATCAGGCGGACGCAGAAAGCACGTTATTTAAACGTGAGTTGCCTGATATTAAAACAGCATTCTATATTGTAAACAGAAAAAGTTTCTATCCTGCCACAATCACAGATGATGATTTACGCAAGTATTTCGTTACATGGAATGGTGTAAATTCATTAATCGCGCGTATTGTAGACTCAATGTATAATGGTGATAACAAAGATGATTATAATTACATGAAATCCGCTTTAGTAACACATTATGAAAATGGATACATGAAGATCGTTAAAACAAGTGCGGTAACTGACACCGAAACAGCGAAAGAATTAGCGCGTAAAATTACAGAATATGCGTCATACTTGACCGAGCCAACAAATGAATATAACGCAATGGCAGTAACGAAACAAAATGATTATGAAGATATTTACGTTATTTTAAACGGAAAATCAAATAGTTATTTAAATATTGACTGGTTAGCGCAGACATTCCAGTTAGAGTTTGCCGAATTTAAAGCACACGTACTAGTATTACCAACATTACCATCTACTACACAAGGTACTATTGAAGCGTTAGTTGTTGATAGTGAAATTTATAGAGTGTTTGATCAGAAATATTCTGTAGGCGTTGCATACAATGCAAAAGGATTATATTGGAATTATTTCCTTCACCACTGGGAAGGAATCGCGACTTCACGCTTTGCAAATGCAATTGCTTTTGTATCGGGAAGTGTAACAGAGAAAGTTACCGCAATTTATTCTAATCCTCAAGTTGTACAGGTTAAAAAAGATGGTAGTGTAACAGTTCCATTTACAGTTCAAACTAATGGATTAAACGCGCCTATTAGTTTAACGGCAACATCAAGCGAACCTACTATGGTTAGTGCTACATTAAGTGTTGATTTAAGACATGTAACCATTAAAGGATTATCAGAAATTACTAGTGAAGGATTAGCAACTGTAACTATTAAAGATACAAATTCTAATGTAACATGTGGTATTAAGGTTGTATATAACGTATAATCGTGTTATTATATGTATGGACATTGAAGTCCTCCTTTCATCTATTTTTGATTTAGAAAAAAGAGTTCATTTAGAACTCTTTTTTCTTTTATATAAAAATAGTTGAACAATCAACTATTTATTAGTATTATAGAAAATGAAAGAGGTGATTAATATGAAAATTATTTTAGTGGCTTTAATTTTTAATGGTTTAGATCTTATCACAGGAATAGTTGGCGCAATTAGGGATGGCGAACAAATTAAGTCTAGTAAATTAAGAGATGGATTATTTAAAAAGGTTGGTTTTATCTTTTGTTACGCATTAGGTGTTGCAATTAATTATGCTGAAACTTTTTTAACTCTTCCGTTTGGTGTTGATTTAGTGCCAGTGTTTTGTACATATGCGATAATCACGGAAGTTGTGAGTATTATTGAAAACATTTCTAAAATCAATCCTGATCTTTTACCTGACAAACTAAAAGAATTAATTGGATATAATGAAGGAGGTAAGTAATATGGGTATTATTGATGATGATAAACTACAAAGTATTTTACCGAAATATAATGAGTTAAAGTTGAGCGGTGTAAATCTAGCACAACAATATGTAAGTGCGTTTAATACTGGCATGAATATTTACCAGTGTATTAATCAATTACAAGGATATATTGAATGGGTGATAAAAGCTGTGGATGATGTAGTAGTACAGTGGAATGAGATTGTAAACTCACAACTACAGGATTCTATTAATGCAACTAAACAAGCTACAACAGAACAATTTAATATTGAATGGCAGAAAAATAAAGCACAGTTGGACACTGAAATTAAAGGTATCATTAAAGAACAGTTTAATGAAGACTGGCAGGGAAGAGAAGACGCAATAAACGCTAAAATTAATACTGTTAGTAATGATTTAGCAACTTTTAAAACTAAAACAAACACAACACTAACTCAGAATCAATCAACTTTTAATGCTTTCAAAGAAGAAACTAATACAAAATTTACATCAACTAAAGAAGAGTTAACAGAGTTAATTAATACCACTCTTGATTCTATTTATCCTGTTGGTTGTGTATATATCAGTTTAACAGATACAAATCCTGGTACTTATTTAAAAGGTACTTGGGAACAGTTCGCGCAAGGTAGAACACTTGTTGGTGTTGGTTCAGGTAGTGATGGAAAAAATACACAGACTTTTAGCGTAAATGATACTGGCGGTGAGTATAAACATTTAATTTCTAAAAAAGAGTTATCTATAATTGATTATGGTGCTTTATTACAACAAAATGGTTCTTCAATTGGTGTTCACGCGCATGGTCCTGGCGAAAGCGGTTCTGAAAAAACATCTTTAATGCAACCATATTATGCTGTATATTTTTGGAATCGCGTTAGTTAGCAAGTATTTAATACTTGCTATTATTTTTAGGGGGTGCAACATGAAAACTAAAAAATGTGAGCTATCGAGTATCTATAAAATGAAAAAACCGGAAGATATTCCATATAATTTACCGGAAGGTTTAAGCGTTTATTTCTATATTGAATTTTATATGCAATGTATGCACATCTTAAAAGATGTGGATTATGAGCGCTATAATATATGTAAAGAGAAACTACACGAGTTAACAATAATAGAGGAGGAATTGAACCTATGAAACCAGGGCAAAAATTAGTACATGATGGTCATGAGGTTTGTTTGTTTCCAATGGAAACAATGAGTATCACGCAATGGTCAAGTCCAACTGCTGATTCACACTGTTGTGGACATCCTTTTGATAATGCGATTAATGGACAGGTTCGCGTGCCCGTGTATGCTCCATTTAGTTGTCACCTATCCTATAGTGATAGTGTAGGTAATACACGCGCCTATAGTTCGGATAATCCCGTGTGGACTCCAAACGGATTAAGTTATGTTACTGTAAGTTTCACACATGACCCCAACCCACCAACAGCTACACAATATAAACAAGGTGATCTAATCTATCATACTGGTACAGCAGGTATGGCAACAGGTGACCACTGTCATATTGATCAAACATTTACACAAAACGCCGGGCTTGTTTATTATGGTGTTACATGTAGGTATGGCAATCAGTGCTATGCGTTAAGCGGTTCCGTGTTACCAACACAAGTATTTTATGTAAATGATACGAATATAGTTAATGGGTACGGGCAACAGTGGAAAGCATTTGAAGGTGGCCAACCACCAACACCACCCGAACCAAGTTACAAATACATTAAACATTATTTTATTTTAGATGGTTTAGGGATTGATTTAGGCTTTTATAAGACAAAAGAAGAAATACCACCCGAACCACCAACACCGGTTGGTGAATGGATTATACCTGGAGATATTAATAACACGCGTGCGCTTACAGAAGATGAATCTAAACAAAATTGGGTTGCATTTTGGCAATTCTTTAAGGCAAAAGGTTGGACCGCAAATGCGGTTGCTGGAATGTTAGGAAATGCCTATTTTGAAAGTACTGTTAACCCGAATAGATGGGAAAGTGATATACCATTTGCACAACCGGTTGCCTCACGAGGTTATGGATTAGTACAATGGACACCGTGGACAAAAATAATTGACTGGCTAAAAGAAAAAGGATATTATCCGAATGTGTCAAAGTTTGGGGTTGGTGAATGTGAACGAATTCAGTGGGAAATGGAAAATGGAGCGCAATGGATAGCAACATCAGCCTATCCCGAAAGTTTTGCAAGCTTTTCAAAATCAACCGCCGACCCTTATACACTAGCGATTGAATTTTTGGCAAACTATGAAAGACCAGCAGACCCTAACCAGCCAACGCGTGGCACAAAGGCTAGGGAAATTTATGATTATATCAAAGATAAATAAAATAGTTGAACTTTCAACTATTTTTTAATAATATAAAATAAAAGGAGATGATTAAGATGAGTATAGGAGTTGTTAACAGTCAATTTACTCCACAAAGTAAAATTTACCTATTAAAAGGATTAGAAATAGACGCAATGAATAATACATTCTGGGGTGCATTCAATACAACAGAAGAACAATTTAACTTTTTCATGAATAATTATGATCATGTAGTTTTTGAAAATTATACATATCAAAGAAAAGACGGAACTGTGGTTGTACCAGGTTTATATGATGATCTACGCTTATACAATTATATGATCTATAGGAATGGTGATACAGGCAACAAATCAAAATGGATTTATTGCTTTATCACAAGTTTAGGATATTTAAACGATAACGCCACTAGTATTAGTTTCGAAACGGATGTTATTCAGACATGGCGGTTTGAAATTGAAAAGAATTTTTTGCCTAGTTTTATTTCATATGAGCATAGACCGCAATGGTATATTGATAAGAGTATTGATAATAGACGTCGTCCATGTATCAATACACAAAATGAAAATATTGAGCTTGGTACTGATTTAGTTTCAACAAATCAAGCAATCGTTAATCCCATGCAAAACTATTCATTTGCTGTTATAGGTATGACTTGTGATTTTGGTGGAAATGATAGTTATACGAATGGACAGGCTGGAACACCTACACCAATAAATTATTACATCTTTCCTTTTTCAAAACACAATGGAAATGATGTTACAACCATTCGAAATGGAGTGAGTGGAAATAGCTATACAACACTTACCGGTTTACAAGTTGTGTTAGATCATATTCGTAAAAATGAAAAGCTAGTGGGTAAATGTGTGAGTATTATGGTAACAGATTCCATACCCGGTTTAAAAGTTGTTGATGGTGTATTAAGTGTAGTATCATCTCATTTTAATGGAGTTCATGAAGGTGATGTAAATTGTCTTAAAATTCTAAGCAGTACAATGAATAACATGTATTTTAATAACGATGATGAATATCCTATATATGATTTAGGTAGAAGCTTAGAGGCGTTCATAGGCTATAATAGAAATAGTAAATTATACACATGGCCATACTCATATTTAATGTTGAGTAATAACAATGGTGTTAATAAAATATTTAAAAATGAACTGTGGCAAGATTCTTATGATATTAAGTTTGTTATGGTTGGCAATCCGTCATCAAGTAAAATTAATATTATACCTAAAAACTATAAAACTTATGACGAGATTGGCAAATCTTCATTAATAAATATGGATAACTCGTTTGAAAGTTCGTACGAGCTTTCATTACCAATTATAAACGATACCACAGCAATGTTAATGCAATCGTCGCGTAACTCTATGAATGTTGGTTTATCAAATATTAGACGTAGTAATGAAACAGCCTCAGCAATTGCCAGTGCAACAGGTAATGCAATGAGCGCGCAAACTAGTATACAGAATAATTTAAATTTGAGCGTTACATCTAGAAATGCAAATCTAGCTAGTAACCTAAATGATCTACATAACAAATCGAATATGATAAACGCTAGTTTCAGTGCTATAGGTGGTTTAAGTGGTGGAATCGCTAGTACATTAAGTGGTAATATTGGCGGTGGTATTGGTAGTTTAGTTGGTGCTGGTTTAGGGATTGGGCAAACCTCGATGCAAAATCAAATTAATACAAAACAAACGAATTTACAAAATGCAAATGCACTTGCAAATGCAAATGCACAAGCAAGCGCAAATACACAATCAACCGCAATTAATAACCAACTAAGAGAATTAACAACACGTTATCAAAATCAAACCAACATTCAAAACGCAATTGATACGTACAACGCTAAAATCCATGACGCTCAAGCAACTGCCGACAGTATTGTAACCGGCTCAAATGATTTAATGCGAATATTATCTTTAGACCTTAACACATTGGTTATATACGCATATAAACCAACAGATGAATATTTAGAAAGATTAAACAAAGTATGGGATATGCGTGGTTATGCTACAAATGTTATTGATTATCCAAATTTACATTCTAAAATATCATGGAATTATATACAAACTGTTAAGTGTAACATTAGTGGTGATGGTATAGATCCGATCGATCTAGAGAAAATAAAACGTGTGTTTGATAATGGTATAACTTTATGGCACACAAAAAATATCGGTGATTATTCTAGATCAAATGGAGAAAGATATAACATGACAGAAGTTGATAAGTTCGGAAATTATAAAGATAAAAAAGTGCATTAATATAAAGGTTGACGGCTCAACCTTTTTTATTTAACATATAAGTAAAGGAGATGATTAAGATGAATATATTAAATGACACTAGTAGCTTTACAGACTACTGTAGAAATGCGGTTGATATTGCCACAATGAATAATGGAGAAGCTGATTTTATTTATTATACATACTTACAAATGTTAAGTTTAAATATGTTTAAGTATAAAGACCTTCCGGAATCTATTAATACATTCTATTTAGAGTATATTTTACAAACGCGTGGTTACATTGGTTTTTATGATGATGAAAGGTTAGGTTTGATATGTAGTGAAATCACACTAGGTGGTCGATTAAACCATTACACTTTACCAACCGAATACCATACGGTTTCAACAAGTCCACTTGTTAGAAAAACGTTAAATAGTAATGAATGTGTAGTTATGAAAAACAGTCCTTTATATGTCGGGTTGTTTCCATACTTAAATTTTTATGCTAAAAAATTAGCACTAACTAGTCGAACTATGGATCAGAATCTTACAATGCAATGGACACCATACATCATTACAGGCGATAGAAGAATGTTACAGCAATTTAAAGTTTTTATGAAAAAAATTTTACAGGGTGTGCAAACGATCTTTACATCAAAAGGATTTAGAACGGAAGATATTAATGTACTACAAACGAACGCACCTTTTATTGCAGACGAATTACACGGAATGAAGCAAGCAATTTTAAGAGAATGTATGACATTCTTAGGTATTGAAAACGCCAACATGGATAAAAAAGAAAGACTTCTTGTGGATGAAGTCAACGCAAACAACCAACAAGTTATTGCGTCTAGAAACATTTGGTTAAGCGAACGTAAAAAAGCAATTGAAGAATTAAATAAAAAATTCGGGTTAAATGCGAGTGTAGAATTTGCACCATATGAAGATTATGAAGAAATCATGAAATTACTTGAGTTAGATTCGAACACAAGTATTAAAGATTTTAATATTAATAACAACTTGGATGTTAAAGAAGGTGATGAAAATGTTTAGTAAATTAAATAAGCCAAACTATTTATTAGGCTTACAAAGTCCAGTGCTCGCGGTAAACACTGAAACAATCTGTGGTGTATGTCACAATTTAGCATTTGAAGAATTAATTGACGCTCAATATGAATTAAGTGACGCGGAAGTTCTAGAGATCGCTAGAAAAAAGATTTTTGATTTTAATTACAAGTTTTATGATGATCTTGAAAGACGTAAGGCGTTAGAAACCGGTATTTTAAAGCACTTTTGGTTTGACGAAATCGGACAGGAAACTTACACATATTGGAAATTTGAGTTACAACATTGGTTTGAAATTAATATGGATAGATATTATACGTTATTTAAAACCATACCATTTCAAGATCAGGACGACCCAACAGCCAACACAAATTATACAGAAACATACACGCGCGATAGTACAGGGAACACCCGTGCGAGTGGCGAGGATACAAGTATAGCCCTAAACTCTGTGACACCTGAGGGGCGTGTGGACATTGAAACAAATGACTATGTTAACAATATTGCGAAAACAATTTCTAAACCTAATAGCGCAAATGATACAACAGGACACGAAGAATATAGTTTTACACGTAAAGGTAATATCGGTATACAGACTTTAGCGGAAGTATTGCAAGGCTCAAGACGTGCGGTTATCACTATTGAAAGTGAGTTATACTCAGAGCTACAGGAATATGGATTATTTTTCAGTATTTTTTAGGAGTGACAAATGAATCAAGTAATAGATTGGTACAGCCCTACCAATATAAAGTCATACGATAAATTTTTAAACTTTATTATTGGTGGACGTGGTATTGGTAAAACATATGGATTTAAAAAAGACTGTATAAGTCGTTATAAGAAAAAAGGTAAACAATTTCTTTATTTGAGACGATATAAAACGGACCTTAAAAAAATAAAAACATTTCTAAACGACCAGTTTGAAAATTTTAAAGATGATGAGTTTAAAATCACAGGTGGTTCAAACTTTACCACCTTTTATATTAATGGTTGTGAAATGGGTTATGCAACATCCTTAACAGCCTTTGCGAGTTTGAAATCAACAAGTTATGTGGATATTGATACAATTATTCTTGACGAGTTTATACCGGAAAAGGCTGGATTTAATGCCTATATACCTAATGAAGTTGAAATTTTATTAAATATTATCGACTCTATATTTAGACAACGAGAAGGTCATGTTTATTTATTGGCTAACAATGTTAGTATTGTTAACCCATATTTCAGTTATTTTGGTATATCACCAAACTCCGCAAAAGAGTTTAATACATTTAAAGGTAATGATTCAGTCGAGCAAATTATAGTGCAAATTTGCCATAGTGATTATAAAAAAGGAAACAAAGAAAAATCGAAATTCCATAAATTAATATCGGGTACAATGTATGGAGATTATAACGCTGGTAACTTTGCTTATGATACAAATGATTTTATTAAAAAGAAAACACCGGAATGTGATTATTTATGTACATTATATTTTGAAGGTGTTTATTATGGTACATGGGTTGATATGAATACAGGCTATGTTTATATTAATCAGCAAATTAATAAAGAATACGGATATTGTTATTCAATTGGCAGTAATAACCGTGAAAATATGATGATCGCTAAACTTTGGCGTAAAGATCAGCGCTTGAATATACTAGTGAGATCATATAGAGACGGTTGTGTTTATTATAACAACCAGGAAACGAAAAGACTATTGAGCTATATACTTAGTAAATATTAAAAGAGTGATATTAATTATCACTCTTTATTTTAATAAAATCTTTAAGATCGTGTTTATTGACAGTATATAAATAATAGTCATGGTTAGGACCATATTTATTATAATACTTGATATACTCATCCCAAACAATTCTATAATCTTTAGAATGCACAACAATTAAATCGTCAAATGTAAAATAAAATTCCAACTCAATTTTAATATCATTGTTCATGTTTATCACCTACCAATTCTCACCATACATTTGAATAAAATAGTTGTGGATGTATTCATGTTTAACAATACTAGACCTTAAAAGGTAGTATTGCCTATAACTTATCAATCCTTGATTATAATACGATTGAATTAAATTCTCGCGCTCAACATCACTAGTGATACCGAGCGTTCTATTTAACTCATTAATCAGATGACTAAGACTATTGTAATTACTCATAACACTACCTTCTAACTATTCTACATACTTCTTTAAGATTATTATTAATATGCTCATTCAAATAAATATAATCAGAATAATTTATTTCTTTATCGTCATAAATCCTTTCACACATGGCAATACAAATAGCTGTATAGTCGCTTAAAGCTTGTAATACATTGGGTAATTCATGCCAACCTTTAATCTTTGCTATTACATCATTGTATTGTGTTTCCAATATTTCTTTATATTTTTGTTTAGTCATATTATTTGTTTCCTCCTATTCTTTTTAAAATTCCATTTTCTTTGAATCGCCTGGTCTATCATATCCAATATGTGAATAATGAAATAACAACCCATATGTTTCTAACAAAGTTAAAACCGTATCATTACTAATTATACGTTTAAATCTTTCTAGATCATCCATATTAACAACCTACGTTATTACTAAAAAAATTCATCATCATTTAATACACTCATATATAACAGACATTTACAACGCATTAAATCCAAACACTCGTTATACAAACTTAATAGTTTAGACCTTTCATGTTCATAGTCGGCTAACATAAAACCAACAGTATAAGCTCCAAATAATTCACCGTAATACTCATGAAAAATACGTTTAACATCATCCGCATTATCACAAACACTCATCAATTTTACACAATCATCTTTTATTGAATAAAAATAATTGCGTACTTGTTTAAAACTCTTATCACTCATTATCTTTGTCCTCTCTTTCTTTACGCCTTAATTATATCACACATATTCTAGAATACAAGTGTTTTTGTAATTTCACATAATCC